GTGAATAAAGGGTTGTTTACAACTATCCACAGTGAACAGACTGTCACCATGAGTGACTTGATCATTGCCCACGCACGACATCTTGGAGCCGCGGGGAAGTCCCCGCGCACGATCAACGACCGCAGCAGCGTCATGACGCGGCTGCACGAGGCCCTGCCGTTCGGGCTGGCCTACGCCTCCACCGAGGAACTGGAGGACTGGCTACAGCACGACCCGGGCTGGTCGACGTGGACCAAGTGCACGTACGCGATGCACATCCGGGGCTTCTACCGGTGGGCCAACGGCCGATACCTGCAGGGCGACCCGTCCGCGGAGATGGTCCGGCCGCAGACGCCCTCCGGCGTACCCAACCCCGTGACCGACAACGAACTCGCGACCGCGCTGCGGCACTCGCCGGAACCCTGGTTCACGGCGATCGCACTGGCGGCGATGGCCGGCCTACGCGTGTCCGAGGTGGCGGGCGTTCGCCGCGAGCACGTCAGCGAGCACAGAATCCGGATCCCGCGCGCCAAGGGCGGCGGCACCGCGTCCGTCGACACGCACCCGATGATCTGGGCACTGGTCCGGTCGCGGCGGGCCGGCCCGCTCGTAACTCGGCCAGACGGAACACCGGTCAGCGGTCCCTGGCTGAGCGTCAAGGGTCGGGCGCACTTCGACCAGATCGGCTTGCCCGACGTCCACTTTCATCGGTTCCGGCACTGGTTCGGAACCACGCTGCTCGACGGCGGAGCCGACCTACGGACCGTCCAGGAGGCGATGCGACATCGCAGCATCACCAGCACGCAGGGATACACCTTGGTAAGCGGCGGGCAGCGCCGACTCGCGATCAGATCGCTGCCCACCCCGACCGAGCACCCAGAAGAGAACTAGGTCGCATCCATTACACCAGATCAAGGGCGGGGCCGCTTCGGTCCCGCCCTTTGCCTGTCGTATCAGTCGGTCTCGATCTCCTGGGTGAGCTGCGGCCGATGCTTCGCGATCCAGGCCTCGACGTCCTCCACCGTCCAGATGCTGCCCATGGCGAAGGTCTGGTACGGCTCCGGGAAGTCGCGATCGCGGGTGATCTGGTAGACGCGGTTCCGGCCGACGCCGAGCCGGTTTCCGATCTCCGCGGCACCCATGAACCTGATCTTGTGCATAGAGCGCACGTTACGTACACCGTCACTAATCCTGGGTTATTTGGGTGTTCTCAGTGCCTACGCTCTGTGCATGTTCTCTAATCAGGTGTAACGTCGCGCTTCGCAGGTGGCGGTCGGCTGCCTCCCCGTGGCCCGGCCGTCACCTCGCCAAGGGTGCCGGGTCGTTGGACCTGCGGAGCCGCGGCCCGGCACCTCACCGGAGGAGGCAGCGATGATCCAGCTGTGGAATACCGAGGACGAGTGGCGCCGGCCGGAGTTCGTCCGTGCGTGCAAGGCCGACCTGGAGTGGAACAACCGGCGGCTGCTCGCCGAGCGCTGGGGATGGCCGGTCGGCGCGCTGGAGATGTGCGAGCACCTCGACGCCGTACATCCCGGCTGGTCGGTGCACTGGCGCGGGTACATGAATGCCCCCGGCTGGTACCACCCGCCCGGGTACGTGGCCCGGCGTGAGTTCAGCGGCTACGTCTGCGGTATCGACCCGGCCGCCCTGGTCGCCGCGATGAAGGCGGCACCGGACGGGCGGCACTGGCACTACCGAGCGCGGTGCTGCGAGCTATACCCGGCCGGCTAGGCCGGCGGCAGCAGGGTCTTGATCTCGGCCAGCTGAGCGCGGACCTCGGCCAGCTCCGCGAGGGCCCGCTTACCGTCCTGCAGGCCGGCCTGCAGGGCCACGCCGACGGTGTCCCCGCCGCCTGGCCGGCCTAGGTCGGTGTTGAGCAGCACCCTCACAACGTCCTCGGCACTGGGCATGTCGTCGTCCTCCTGTACGCCCCATGGGCTGGTGTCGGCCTCCTGCGCGCTGGTGTAGCGCGCACTGAAATGCGCGTGCTCGTAGTGCCCGTTGTTGCCGGTGTAGGTCCGCCACGTCCAGCCCCACGAGCGGGACGCGATCCGGCCGTTGCGGATGATGTTCTGCAGCCGGTCGTCGCGGCCGGCCTGGTGCTCGGCGCGGATGTGCTCCACCCGGGCGTCGAACCAGCCGGGCGCCGGCCACGGCCCGGTGTCGTCGACGTCCAAGCCGTGGACCTCATCGACGTGGTCCGCGTCCTCGTACGGGGTGACCCCGGTCTCGTCGGGGTTGTGGTCGGAGGAGCGCAGCGCGTGCGCCCGGTCGCCGAGCCACCCGTCCGAGCCGGTGTCTCTGCCAGGGGAGATCTCGTTGAACTCGGCGCGGAGCCTGACCAGGCACGGGACCAGCACGGGTGCGCTCATCGGATCACCCCCTGGTCGCGGAGCACGGCGAGGACCTTGGCCGCGGCCTGGTCGGCGCCGGCCGCGATCCGGCCGTCGAGCTCGCCGTTGACGCGGTGCGCGACGGTGTTGAGGGTGGTGGTCTGCGCGGCGGTATCGGCCTGCAGCTGCTCGACGCGGCCGGACACGCCACCGGCTACCGCGGCGCCGCCACCGATACCGCCGAGGATGCCAAGGACGCCGAGGATCGCCGCGGCGTCCCAGTGCGCGAGGGTCGCCAGCGTCACCGCGGTCGCGGACAACACGGCGATCAGTCCGACGGACGGCCAGGTCAACTTCCCCATGTCAGGCCTGCTCGTAGGTGCCGCAGAGGATGAGGGTGTCACCGTTCGCCGGCACGACCGGGATCGCGGCGCCCACGGCGCCCTGGTTCGTGTCGACGTTGATCCGCATGTTGTCCCCGGTGGCGCCGGTGGAGGCAAGTTCGGCCGTTCCGGAGTACCGGGTCGACCCGGCCGACAGGTCCTTGAACAGGGCGGACAGCAGCGACATGACCTTGCCGCCGACCGGCAGCGACAGGCGGTAACTGCCGGTACCGACGGTGCTGGTCGAGCCGAGAGTGAGCACGATCCGCACGTGCACGGTGGAGCCGACCTGCTTGTAGGCGCCGGTGAGGGTGCCGTTGCCCAAAGCCGGGGCGGTGCCGGTGGACGTCCACGCCGGGGTGTACGACGACCAGGCGGCCCTGGCGTCGACGTCACCGAGCGCGGTGTCGACCGCCTCGGCGAGGTTCTGCACGTCGGTCCACACCTCGGGGGCGTCGGTCGACTCGGGGTACGGAAGCAGGTACGTCGCGGTGGTGTCAGCCATCAGGTACTCCTGGTCCAGCGGATCGTGAGGGTGAACGACGCCGCGTAGGCGCCGCGGCCGGCGTACCGGGCGTAGGGGCTACCGCCGCCGTCGAACAGCGCCAGCCCGCCGGCTGTGCCGTCGACCATGGCCTGCACCCAGGCGGTCGGGACGGTGAACGAGACGTCGGTGGTACCCACGCCCAGATTCGGGCCCGCCGTGGTGCTGGTCAGCGTCGGTGCCCCGGCCGGGCGGACGGCTTCGGTGACCAGCCGCATGGTGGTGGCCTGCGCGGCGTAGGCGCCGCCTCTGGCCCGCCGGACCGCCACCCGTGCGGAGGTGACCGTGGCGCCGGCCAGGCTGCGCGGCTTGGTGCCGTAGAACGCGACCCCAGTGGAGTTGCCGTACCCGCCGTAGGTGCCCTGCACCACGTCGGTGGTGTCGGTGCGCCACCGGCTGTCGCGGTACGACCCGGTGTAGACCGCAGGGACGACCAGGCTGCCGGTGACCGTGGCCGGCTTCGGCTCGGGGGGCGGCTCGGGCACGTCCGGGACCGCACCCAACGCGGCGGTGTAGAGCCGCCCGGACGCCACCCGCAGCGAGCCCACCTTGTGGATCAGCAGCACATCACCGACCGCCACGGTGAGGTCCCGGACCACCTCGACCGTCGTCGCGGTCCCGTTGATCCGCACCGTGCAGGTGCTGCCGGACTTGACGGTCTCCGCGACCGCCGTGAGCGGGTAGCCGGCCACCTACTCCACCTCCCGCAGCGTCATCAGCATCGCACCGTCGTTCGCGGTGTACGGCACGCTGAGCTTGTCGATCACGGTGTTCGCGTTCTCGCTGCTACCCGTCCGTGTCGGCACGTAGAACACCAGGTCGTGGCCCTGCAACCTCGGGTCCGGGATGCACGTCAGGGTGAACCGGCGGGCGTCCGGTGCGGTCTTGCGGGTCAGGATCGTCTGCGCCGCCGCCCGGCACTGCGCGACGGTCGTCAGCAGCGGGCTGTAGAAGAACTCCGGCACCGGCAGGGCGTTGAACGGCCCGCCGTAGCGGGCCGGGCCGGCCGACGTGTCGTACACCGCGGCCTGCACCGGGGAACCGTCCGCGGCCGCACCACGGGCCACGACGGCGTTGACGATCCCGTCGCGGGTGTTCGCGCCGGTGGAGCGCTCGACCCAGCCGACCAGCAACGGCTGATCGGCCCTGTTGTACGCCAGGATCGCCGGGCCGAAGTCGATCTCGTCGACCGGCCGGACGTACAGGTACCCGTCCTCGGTGACCTGCCCGACCGCCGGCCACGCGTCCAGGACTTCGAGCAGGGCGCCGAGGCGGTCCTCGTCGAAGTTCATGCTCGCGGGCACCGCCCGGTCGGTCAGGTTGGTGCTCATCACCACGGTCAGCGCCGGCTCGACCAGACCGCGGACGGTCGACAGGAGCGTCCCGGTCGGCTGGTACGGCGAGACGAGTCGGGCCTCTTCGACCAGGGCGAGCAGCCCGACGGCCGTCACGGTGACCGTGTCGTCGTCGATCGTGGTCTCGCGGATCAGGAACTCGCCCCGGTTCATCCACTCCACACCGTCCGGGCCCAGTCCGACACCGAGGCGGACGTGCAGGCGCTGCCCGTACGCGGCGAGCGGCGAGCCCGCGGCCTGCGGGGTCCAGTCCGTCCCGCCGTCGATACGCGGCACGGTGATGGTGACCCGTTCCGGGACCTTCAGGTCGACGTCGAACTCTTCGCGGCCGCCGGCCACGGGCACGTCGACGGCGATGATCTCGCCTGCGAGGCTGACGCTGACCTGGCAGCTGAGCTGGTAGCTGCCGCTGCGGATGACGCGTCCAGCGGTAGTTGAGACGCTGATCACGAGAAATCACCCTGCGCCAGCAACAGGTACGTCGCGTAGTCCCCGGCGAGGTCGGCATAAGTCAGCCCGGTGTACACGTCGGCGACGTCCTGATAGGTGTAGCCGCGCGCCTCGAGGTTGGCACCCCACCCGTCGCACTGCGCCACCTGCACCGACCAGATACGCCGCTGGTCGGATCCGTCCTGCGACCACCGCCGGTCGGAGGCGCCGAACACACCGAGGTAGTCATCCACGCCGTCGTAGCCGCCGGGCTGCCGCTGCTGGATGATGCCCTGCGTGCACGTGGCGAGCAGGTTGGCGAGGGCGTCGGCCGCCGAGGTGGTCTCGGTGAAGTAGTCGACGGTGGTGCGGTACTGACCGACCGGCCCGGACACGATCCGGTTCTTGGCGTCGATGTTGAACACGGACGACGGGGCCTCACGGGCCCGGTCGCCGACGGCCAGGATGACCACCTCGGAGGCCTGCCCGGTGATGGCGTCGGTCAGCGCCACCTTCCCGCCGGGCAGCGTCAGCGTGTACGGGCCCTGCACCGGTGCGGCCGTGCCGTTCTCGACCAGCTCATAGCTGACCGGCACACCGAACGGCAGCTCGGCGTCGACCACCACGAACGAGGGGTCGCCGGTCATGACGATGTCGTTGGCGCCGCGGACGGGGGTCCGCTGGCCGGCCACGATCCGGTCGATAGTCAGGAATCCGGCGCCGGACAGCCCGGTGGCGGCCGCCAGCATCCGCGGCGGCCAGGAGTCCTGCTCGGTGACGGTGAGGGCGGCGACCATCAGCGCTTGCCTACTTTCTGCCGCCAGGCCGTCCGGCGTTCGGACGCCGACACCGCGGTGGTGATCGCCCGGGCGAACGGGGCACCGTCGAGGAACACGTCCACCGAGTTGTTCACGTTGACCGGTGCCGGCCCGCCCGTGCGTGAGCGGACGCCGTCGGAGGTGTCGGCGGCCGCGAAGTAGGACGACGCCGAGAACGCCGACGCGGACTGCTTGCGCAGCGCCGCAGCCTTGGCGCTCTCGCTGACACCGACCCGGATGGTGACGTTGCGGACCGACGGCACGTTGTCCAGCTGCTTCTTGAACGCGGACACCTTCGCCGCGGCGCTGGTCGTGTTCGCGGTGATCGCCGTCGGCTTCCTCGCCGGGATCAAACCCAGCGACGTCGCCAACTCCCGCGCCTTCCCGGCCGAATAGCCGGCCTTGGTAGCCAGGGCCACGAACGCGTCACGGTTGCGGGTAGCGACCGCCGCCGACTTCACCCCGACCCCGTTGACCTTGACCGTCGCCTCGTACTGCGCCAGGTAGGCCGTCGCCAGGTTCGACAACGCGGTCCGGTTCTCCCGGCCTTTCTGCGAGTTCAGCGACAGGCCACGGCCGTTGTCGTTGATGACCTTGGTGGCGTTCGCGGTCGCCTCGGCAGCCGAGGTGGTCGCCGCGTACGCGCCGCGGCTGGCGGCCTCCTGCTCGCGCAGCTCGTCATTGACCCGGGCCAGGCCTGCGAAGTACGCGCTTGCCTCGCCCGTGGCGGTCGACATCGCCCCGGACATGCCGGCGGTCTCACCCGCGACGTGGCGGGCGAACGTGGTGTTGTCGCTGAGCTGGTCGTTCAGCCGGGAGACCGAATTCAGCAGGCCGCCGCTGAATCCCGCCTTGTCGAGCTGCTCGTTGATGGCGGTCAGGCCGTTGATGACCGGGCCGGTGACCTGGATCAGGCCGGAGATGGTGGCGAACAGGGTGTCGATGCCCGCCGCGGCGCCGTCGGCGTTCTCGGACATGTCCTCGAACAGTTCGCCGATGTCGGCGCCGGTGCGCTCGATCCCGCGGGAGATGGACAGGATCACAGGCTCGGCCCGGGCCACCAGGCGCTCGGCGCCGGTGATGATGCTCTCCAGGGCTGAGGTGGTGGCGCGGGTCAGCGGCTGCACGTACCGGGCGGAGTTGCGGAAGATCGAGTCGGTCTTGTCGGACACCCGGTCAAAGGACTCGCCGATGTCGTCGATCGCGGTGAGGACCGGGTCGACGAACACCTGCGCCTGCTGCTCCAGGGTGCCCATCACGTTCTTGCCCAGGACGGCCCCGGCCGCCTTCACCCTGGCGTCCCGCGAAGCAAGGATCACCCCGCCGAGCACACCACCGATGCCGGCGCCGCCGATGATGGCCCCGGACAGCGTCGACGCGATGATCGGGGCCGCGGCGACGGCGATGCCGCCGAGGAGCGGCCCGCCCGCGCCGGCCACGGACTCCAGGGACTTGACCAGCGTGCCGGTGAGCCGGGGCGCGACCATGGCGACGCTCTTGAGCGCGCTCTTGCCGAGCGACTCGCCAGCGTTCTTGCCCATCTTGTCGATCCGGTCCGAGGTCGCCTTGAACCGGCGCTCCACCGACGCGAGCCCGCTGCCGGTCTTATCCGATGCTGTCGCGTTGAACTCGACGTCTTTGGGCACGGGTCACCCCCTCCGCAGCTGGTCGAGCGCACTGTCGATCTCTTTGTCGACGGCGGCTATCCACTGCTCGGCCTGCGACGCGGGCTGCGTGAACCAGCCCGGCGTGACCGTGACGGTGTGCCACGACGCGCTGGTCCGGTGCCCCCACGACGGTGCCCGGACCCGACCCCGGTCGATCGCGTTGACGTCGGACCGGCCGCCGGTCGAGTTCCGGCCGCCCTTGAGCCGGATACCCACCCGCTTGTAACCGGTCAGCTTCACCTCGACGTTGATCCGCGCCTTCGCGACCCACGCGCCAAGACCACCCGAGGACGGCAGCACGGCCAGGGCGTGCCCCCGGATCGCCTTGCGGACCGCCGGCACCGGTTTGCGGATGCCGGCCTTCATCGCCTTGATGACCTCGCCGCGGCGGTCGAACCCGCGGAGCTCGCGGACGAGCTGGTCGACGCTGATCGCCACGATCACCCTCCCATCGCCTGCCTGATCCGGGCCCGCTCCGCGTCCATGCGTGCCGCCGACGCCACGTCCTCGTAGTGCTGCCGCAGCGTGTCAACGTCGCGGGGGTGCCACTCCTCCAGGCCGGCCGGTCCGGTCAGCGGCTGACCGGACACGATGGCCAGGTGGACTAGGGAGTACCGGACGTCGGACGGTGGCCAGGGTCCAAGCCCTGCTCACCCTCCTCATCCGCCTGGTCCTCGGGTACGTCGGTCTCGACGAGCAGCCGCTCATTGAACTCCGGCCACCCGGCCGAGGTGAGGCGCTGCCGGGTCATCGCCGACCACGTGATGAACCGCAGCTTGGTGTGCGGGCTGTCCTCATCGCGGAACGGCTGCGCCTCCCACTTGGCGAAGTCGCGCTGGTCAGCGACCACCTGGTGAGTGGTGCCGTCGTCCATCAGCGCGTGGAAGGTCAGGTCGGAACGAGCCATGAGGTGGGGCCTCCTACGCCGGGACCGCGGTGAACACGGGCTGACCGACCACCGGGAACACCATCTCCGCCGTGGGGAAACTTCCCTGCGCACCGCCGAACGGCGCCGGCAACCCCATGATCGTGAACGCGGCCGTGTCCTCGCCGGCCAGGTCCTTCGGGGTGAGCACCGCCGGGACCTGCTCGCCCGGGGTCAGCGCCCGCAAGGCCTTGACCAGGCCGCCGGTGTTGTTCTTCTGCACCGCGGTGATTTCGAGGGTCCACACCGTCGAGTCGACGTCGACGATGGCGCCGTCCGGGACCAGCGTCCGCAGCGTCTGGATCGGGGTGTCGGGCACCAACCTCGCCGAGGTGACCTGGTTGCCGTACTCGATCGCGTTGATGGTCATATTGGCGTCCCGCACCACGTAGACGCCCGGCACAACTGCCATGGGGGTTACTCCGCTCTTCCGGTGATCATCAGGGCGTACACGTCGCCGCCGGTCGCGGCCAGCAGCGCCGGGCCGATCGCGTCGACGAACAGGACAGGGGCCAGGGCGTCGGCGAGCAGGTCGCCGTACTGGTCGGCCCACGCGTCGGCGGCGGTCTCATCCGACGGCAGCACCACGTACACCCGCCAGGTGTTGACGAACAGGGCACCGTCGGAGCGTTCAGCACCGGACCACTGCGGCCATGCGTCGCCGGTGTTCAGCGCCGTCGGCCGCTTCGGGAAGCCCTTGTGGCCGGCGATCGTTGACACCGCCGCGGCGATGTCCGCCCGCATCGTGGTGCTCATCCCATGACCAGCTTCCGGTAGGGACGCTCGAACCGGCGCACCTCGGGGTCGTTGCCACCGAGGACGATGTCGCTGCTGCCCGCCTCGGCGTCGCCACGGGCCAGGGCCAGGGTCAGCTTCCGCATGGACAGGTTCCGGGCCACACGCCGCAGGAGCGCCTGACGCAGGTCGGCCGGGTACGCGGCAGGGACCCGGCACACACGGCGCTGAGCGGCCGCCTCAGCGTCCAGCGCGTCCTGAATCTCGGCGTCGGTGAATGAGTTCTGGCCCAGATAGCCGACGTCCTCGGGGTCGCCCTGGTCGCCGCGCAGGTCGTCGAGGCCCGGCATCCCCGCCGCGGCGACCACCGCAGTCACGAACGCCGTGAAGTCGACCGTGCCGTGCGACGCGGTCACCGCACCGGCGACGTACCGGCCCGCCGTCGCCACGATGTACTCGACCCGGTAGACCCCGGTGGTGACCGCCTCCACAGCCGGCGTCGCTGTGGTGCCGGCGGGAAGGGTGACCGTCACGACCGGGGCGTCATCGACCAGACAGCCGGCGGCGTCCCGGACGTCGACCAGCAGGTCCCACACCCCGCCCACAGCACGGTCGACGCTCGGCGAGCTCAGCGCTCGAGCACCCATGACGGTCACCTCCCTTCTACTGCTCGGCGGGCCCTGCCGCTGCCTTCTTGGCCGCGGCCTTGACCGGCTTGGGCGTGAGCCGCTCCACCTCGGCCCGCAGCCGCTCCACTTCCTCAGCGCTGTCCGCAACCACGCCCATGGCGTCCTCGCGCAGCTGCTCGATCTCGGCGTGCAGCTGCTCGTTCTCCTCGCGCAGCCGCGCGAGCTCAGCCTGAAGGTCGTCCGCCGACGCGTAGTCGGCCACCACCGGGGGCACGTCAGGCCACCGGGTCGTAGATGACCTGCCGGACCCCGGCGATGTCGAGGTTGGCCAGGGCGATGTCGCCGTAGATGCCGATGGTCACGTGGGCCAGCTGCGGGATGTTGGCCGTCTGGACGGTCGCGCCGAAGTTCCAGTCAAGGCGCTCCGGAGCGGACGCCCAGCCGCGGACCTTGGCCGGGTCGAACAACCACGAGTTCGCCGGGGCCACGCCGGTCGCGCCGAGGGCCCACGACGGCACCACGGTGGTGCCGGCCACGTTCAGCGTGCCGAACAGCGGCGCCGCCGTGCCGTTGGCGTTCTGCGGGTTGATCATCGGGTAGAGCTTCCGTCCCGATGTGTCGGTCACCCGGGCGAGCGTCTGGTAGAGGTCGATGTGCGCGGCGAACGCCTTGAAGCGGTTACCGCCCCGGACGAAATTCAGGGCCGCGACGGCTGCTTCCAGGTTGCCCGCACTGATCAGGTCGGACGCGTTGGTGCCGGCACCGGCCGTGATGGTGATGTCCGTGGCCGCGGTCAGGGTGTTCAGGAACGTCGCGACGGCGGCTTCCCGGTCCTCGAAGTACTCGCGCAGCATCTGATCCCACAGGATCCCGGACAGCTCCGGGCGGCCACCACGGCGCGCGGCCTGCCGGGTCACCTCGACCTTGCCCCACACCTGCGTCGGGGTGATGGTCTGGGACGTGACGACCATCGCACCGGCGGCCGGCTCCGTGCCCTCGGTCGCCGGGCCCACCAGGCCGCTGGCGCTGCTGAACTTCGGCACGTCGAAGCTGGTGCCGTCGGTCGCGCCGGAGTTGATGAAGTCCCACAGCGGCGTCACGTAGTCCATCTGCGGCTGCCACATGTCCGGGCGGTAGCCGTTCGGGTTCAGCGACGCGGTGTCGGCCCGGTCCACGTCGAACGCCGCGGAGATCAGCCCGTTGACCCGGTCGAGGGCGCCCGGGTCGCCCGCCCCGCTGACCAGGGCAAAGACGTCGGTGGAGAAGTCGTAGCCGTTCGGGCCCCGGTCGAAGACGTGCCGGCCGCCGACGTGCGAGAACTTGTACGGCAGTGCCTCGCTGACCTGCGTGGACACCACCGGGCGGGTGGTCGGGTCGACGACCGGGCGCGTGGCGGGCTGCGGCGCCAGGGCGGTGCGCAGCTGCTCGATCTGCTCGGCCGAGAACTGAACGGGTTCGGGGGAGGTCGTCACCGGCTCGGCCGGCACGGTCTCCGTGGTCTCTTCCGGCATGCCGGTGTCCTTCCCATCTGCGCTCGCCGTCACGGATATGAGGCGAGAGTCGTTGAACGCGGGGTTGCTGACGAACCCGACGCCGGTCAGGTTGGCCATGTTCACCAGCAGGACGCCGGGGTTCTCCGGGTCGGGCTGGGTATCCAGGGTGTCGATCTCGACCTCGGGCGACAGGCCAGTCTTGCGGCCCTCCTTCGCGATCGCCAGCATCCGGTCACCGACCGGCCCGGCGTAGACCTTGAAGGTCACGACGAGACCGTCGTCGGTGTCCTCGGCTGCGATGGCACGCCCGAACCGCTGGCTCTGGTCGTGTTCGTCGTTGAACCGCACGTACTTGACGTCGCCGTACCTCAGCGACCCGCGGGCGAAGCGCCAGCGGCGCCCGGTGCGGTGCTTGCCGATCTTCCCCCACGGCACGACGACACCGGTCATGGTGCGCCGCTCGTGGTCCACGGCGAAGGTCGCCGCGGTCAGCCCGTCGAACTCCAGGGCTTCCATCACGCCGCCTCGATCTGCGGGACGGGCTCGCCCACGGTCGCGGCGACACGCAGCGGCTTGCGCGCCGGCTGGATAGCCCGCGGCGGCAGGCCTTCGGCGGCGCGGACCTCGGCCGCGTCGGTGACGCCCATCGTCACGTACGCCTGCTGCACCTCGGCGCGGGTCTTCGGGTCCGCCTTGAGGTAGTCGTCCAAGCTGAACCGGACCGTCACGCCGTCCCGGGTCACGTCCGGCATGGACAGCCGGTCGGTGACCGCCTTCATGTACGGGGCCAGCACGTCGTTGACGCGATCCTTACGCCGGTCGGTGGCGTTCTGGTACGTCCGGGACGTGGTCGACAGCCCGATGTCCTCCGGGTCGACGCCGAGCGCGTTCGCGATCGCCAGGTCCGCCCGCCTCTGCATCTCGACCAGCTGCATCTCCGCCGGGGTCGGGTTGCTGATCGGGTTGTACACCAGCGCCGCCGGCACGTACCCGTCGAGCCGCTTCGACCGGGCCTCGGCGAAGTCGTCGAGCGCCTTGATGATCTCGTCGTCGTTGCCCGGGTCGGCGTTCGGGTCAGCCGGGGCGAAGAACCCGCGGGCCTGGGGGTTGCCCGCGTACAGGTCGGCCGTCTTGTCCAGCGCGATCGCCCGGGCGATCGCCCGCTGGCCGGACACCAGCAGCGCCGGGTTCGGTGAGTCGAACCGGATGACCTGATCCCAGGTGACCGGCTCGCCGCCCATCCACACCGCCCGGCCCGGGAGCATGGCCGCGTCGGCGGCCGGCTCGGTCGGCAGCCCCGACGGCAGAAGACCGTGCCGGTAGTCGCTCGGCGGGGTCATCGACACCTGCTCCGGGGCGTACCGCACCGCGCTGACCGGGTAGCCGTCCGGCCCGAAGTCGGTGATACGCCACCACGCGACCGCCTCGAAGAGCAGGTCCTCGACGGTCATCGCCAGCGTCACGACGTTCGGGACGTTCGCGTCGACCTGGCCCAGCAGCGGATGATCCTGCACCCGGTTCTGCGCGTCGACCGCTTCGAGAGGCAGCGTGCTGATCGAGCAGAGCATGTTCCGGCCGCGGAGCACCGCCGGCACGCTCAGGGCCTCTTCCCTGCCCACCCTGCCCATGCGCTGCTGCGCCCAGATCACCAGCTGGTCGACCGGGTACACCGCCGAGAACCGAACCGGCCGCGGCTCGTCGAACGTCCGGCGCGGGCCCATGCCGAAGACCGCGCGGACGCGATCAACCAAGGCCATGCCCGGATGGTACAACCCCTAATACGAAACGTCGTCGTCCGAATCAGGCGCGGACCGTGGGCAGCAACACACGAACCTTGCCGTTCCCGGTCGGCAGCGTCCGGGCCAGGTGAACAGCGCCGGCCACCGCGTACACCGCGTCGGCGTTGCCGCCCTTGCGGGTGAACACCCAGCCGTCGCCGCGCGGCGCCTTCTCGGCGCCCTTCACCTGCGCGTCAAGCATCGCCTGCCCCGAGTGCGCGAAGGTGCGGGCGTCGACCTCCTTGGCCAGGCCCATGCACACCGCGGTGGTCTCGCCGCGGATCGCCGCCACCGTCACGCCGCGCGGCGGCCACCCCCGCACGCCGTCCTTCTGCCGGTCCGCGAGCTTCGTCGCGACCGCGGCCGCCGGGCCCGCCGGGAACCACCCCAACGTCCTAGGACGGAGGATCTCCATCCACCCGGGGAGATCGCGCTGCATCTGGGCCGCGGCGGCCGGGCCGGTCCACTCCGCCACGGTCTCACCCCGGACCCGGCCGTCATCGAGGACCGCGGCCGCGGCGAGGGTGGCGTGCTGCAGGTCCGGCGCCAGGTCGATACACACGGCCAGCCGCGACCGGGCATCGGCCAGGTCCCCGACCTCAGCGCACCGGCCCCATGCGGCCGGGTCAAGCGCCGGGTCCATCACCATGACCCGGATACACATGTGCTCGGTCTTGAACCCGGTCAGCGCCGCACCGCCGGCTCGGACCGCGCGGCGAGCCGCCTTCAGCAGCTTGCGGGCGTTCTTGCGGTGGCCCAGCGCAGGGTTGGCCTGCGCCAGCGCGGCCAGGTCCAGCGGGTCGGCGTCCTCCGGCGCCGACCATTCGAGCAGGCACACGTCCGTGTCGTCGTCGCCGGCCTCGATCGCGGCGAGGCCGTCGGCCCGCTTGTCGTTGAGGACGGTCGATTTCTCGGACCCGGCGTTGGACAGCGCGTAGATCTGGCTACCGTCGACCGCCGTGGTGGTGCCCTCCATGGCGTCCCACGCCTCGTAGGTGTGGTGCTGGCGGAGCTCGTCGAGGATGAGCCGGGCCACGGTCAGCGACCGGCCACCGTCGGCGTTGGACGCTGCGATCTTGTAGCGGTACTCCTCGCCGTCCTCGTCGACGATGAGCAGCTCCTGCTCGCCGTTGGTCTCGCGCACACCGCCGCGGCGCGGGATGTCGGCGGCCAGCACCGGCACCTTCCGGGCCAGCTTCACGGCCTTACGCCAGCTCTCCTTGGCGTAGTCGAGCTTGGTCGAGGTGCCCAGGATCATGGCCAGGCGCTCGAGGTACAGCCAGTACAAGGTGAGCACGACGAGCAACTCGGTCTTGCCGTTCTGCCGGCTGACCAGGATGAGCACGATAGTGAACCGCGGCGAGCCGTCGGGCAGCAGCTCGCCGGCATGGATGACGGCGAACTCCTGCCACGGGTCCAGCGGATGGCCCAGGATGTCTCGGGCGAAGTCGATCACGCCGAACCCGTACGACGTGAACCGCGTCAGCTCACGAAGCGGTGGCGTCCATATCCGGGGCTCCGTGCTGCCCCGTACCGAGTCGATTTCGCTCGGCGCGGAGCTCGTCGAGGCGAGTGCGGACAGGGTCATCAGCCTTCTTCCCCTCCACCTTGCCGCGTGCCGCGGGCGTCATGTGCAGCGCGGCCAGCGCGGCCAGCAGCCGCGGGCCCAGCTCGATCGCGGCCTGCCGGGCAGACAACGCGTCCGCCAGGCGCTGGGCGCCGGCCCGGCCGATGGGGTCCTCCCGGTCCCACGTCCGGACGGCGTCGACCGCCGCGGCGTGCAGCTCGGCCGCGTCGTCGATCAGCGTCGCGTACGAGCGCGTCAGGGCCACGGTCGCCGCGTCCCGCGCCACCGGCGGTGCGGCGCGCAGCGCGGAGGCCACCGCCCGGGCCAGCGGGCCACGGCGGGTCATCGGCCACTGCAATCGGGGAGAGAGAAAAGGGCCACTCCCGAGGGTGTCCGTATGTCCGTATTGGGAAAAAACGGTGGTCTCGGGACTGCGCGATCGTGTCCGCGCCGGCGCTGGTTTCGAGCACGAACGATCACGATCACCGCATCTTCTCCGCGCTCTCGTGCGTCCGCAGCGCCACGTCGACCAGCGCCAACACCTGCTCCGCCGTGTCCGCACGCACGTCGATCGAGGCCGGCCCGCCCTCGCGGCCCGCCACCACGCGCCACTGCCGCACGCCGATCTGCCCCGGGATCGCCTCGCGCGTCACCGTGATCACCACTTGGTCACTCCCTTGTTCGGTGGGTCGGCGCCCCGCCGCGGGTCGCCGACCTTCAGATTGCATGGTGCACACGCGGCCACCAAGTACCGCGGATCATCTCCGGTGACCGGACGACCGAGGGTGTGGTGCGCGCACGTGGCCACCTCCGTGCACACGTCGAGGTGTAGCTGGCAGCGGTAGCCGTCGCGGGCCAGCACCAGGGCGCGCGTCGTGCGCCACGCCCTGGTGCTGCCCTTCGACCACGCCTTGCTCACACCGTGGCGCGCCGGGCACACCGCGAGCAGCGATCCCACGCTGGCCTTTCGCCCTGTTTCGGCACGCGCGTCCAGCCGATGCGGCGTACGTACGCGCGGGCCAGCCCCATGGTCGGGAAGCCTGCGGCGCCTGAGGCGCCGCACCCATCACACCTGACGCCGTACGTCTTAATGAGCATGGTTTTCATCACCTCCTCTCAATGATCACCCACTCCACCGCCCTGCCAGCGCCCACGGCCGCGCCGCGCACGCTTCCGCCGGGGGCCCGTCCCGTTCCCGACCCGACCCGCTTCCCTGACTTCTTCACCCTGGCCGCTTGCCGGTCCTGCAGGACGGGGCGCACTCCGGTCACTGATCGGCTCCGTGGTGGGCGTGGCCGCGTTGGGTGCGCGGTCGCCGGGCGTGGGCCGGCTGGGAGCCGGTTCGCCGGGAGCGGTGATGTGACGGCCGGCCTTCGCTAGGAACTCGATGGTGAGGGTTCCGTAGTGAGGGTCGGTGGGTGCGGGCAGCAGAGGCCAGGCCTCCGCGTGCGGGTTGTCCTTGCGGGTCGAGTTGCAGCCTCGACAGGCGACCACGAGGTCGTCCGGAGACACGGCGGGCTTGCCAGGGTTGCGGTGGTCGTAGGTGCCGGCGCGGTTGCCGGTGCGGGCACCCCATTGGACGATGTGACCGCAGTAGCGGCACCCATCGCCGTCGCGGAGCCGCACCGGGACGGTGTATGCCTTGTTCGCGACGTCGGATCGGCGGGACCGCTCCCACTCGATCTCAGCCTTCCTGCGGATGTGGAACAGGTGCTCCGCGTCGTCGAGGAGCAGCCACGACCGGCCGTCCTCGCACCGCGCCCAGTAGCCGGCCCGCGCCGCCTGGGCGGCCCGGGCCCGCCAGTTGCGGCCGGCCATCTGCGCGATCACAGCGTCCGGGACCACGTAGTCCAAGCCCTTGCCGCCGCAGTAGGTGGCGCACCGCCAGACCAGCCCATACAGGATCGACACCAGGTCGTAGGGGTCTAGGCCGTCCAGATGCTCGGGATCCCACTCCAGCGGGGCGACCACCACCGGGTGGTCGTACGAGGTGTCCGAGGACTTCAGCCACGCCACGTGCGTCCTCCCTTGTCGAATTTGTCGTCCAGGTTGTGGCGGGAGCAGTAGTACGTGCCGGCGGGCGACGGACGGCAGTTCATGCAGATCGACGCGACCAGCCACACCCGCGCCGACGGGCACGGCGACCCGGGCCGGTGCCGGCGCGCACAGTCGCCGCACCGCCAACGCGCGTCCGTGGTGGACACGTCGACCTCGCGCCGCCGACGTCGCGCCATGGCGGTCTAGGCACCGCCGTCCGCGCAGTATTCGAGCCCACGCGGGGTGATCTGCCACGCCATGGCGGGCATGGAACCGGTCGAGACCGTTGTCTGCGAGGCCCATCCGAGCCGGGCCAGGCGGTACGCCTGGTCACGCGCAGCGGTGCTCGACACGTACCCGAGCCGGGCAATCGTCGACGCCGGCAGCGGGGCACCCAGGTGCTCGCGCAGCACGCGCAGCACCGCGATACCCGAGGGTGACTGCACCGCGCGGCGTAGTCGGGCCCGGACCTCGCTGTCGGTCGCGATCTGCGGCTCCGTCACATCGCTCCGCCGATGACGATGACCAGAGAGAGCAGCGCGGCGAGCACGATCAGGGCGCCGACCAGGGCCAGGACGGGCCAGACCGGGTGCATGTACGAGGGGCGACGCGACCTGGTCATTTCCGACCCCGCAGGTAGATGACCCGGGCGGTCTCGTACTCAGGCTGCGCACCGGCCGCCGCGAGCTCGGCCGCCACGGCGTAAAAGCACTGCCGCCCGAACCGGCCGGCCAGGATCGCGGCCTGGGCGCCGCGGGCCCGGCCGTACAGCGCCCGACGGCGAGCCGCAGGCCTGCGGCAGCGATCGCACTCCAGCAGCCCGGTCACCACGGTGGGCCCCGCCGCGGCCGGCCATGCGGTACGTACTCCGCGTTGCCGTCCATGTGCAGCACCCAGCCAGGGCCCAGCGACGGCGCCCACCGCTCCGGAGTCTCCGGGACGCGGTGCCGGGCCGGCCGCGGCGGCAGCGCGGACAGCGCCACCGCGACCAGGCCCAGCAGGAGCGCCAGGCCGTACAGGAACAGAGCCCAGGTCATGATGGTGGCCTCGCGGCTCATGACGCGGGCCTCGATCCGGCGCACGTGCCGCCGCCGCCCGGCAACGGCTCGCCGTGGGAGCGGTGGCGCTGCCCATCGGGCACACCGCAGATACCGCAGTGCGTGGCGCTCTCCGATCCAGCACAGGTGCCGCCGCACCAGCAGACACGCGCGGGAGCCCCGTCCGGGTGCTGCCCCTGGTGGGTGCGGCAGAACAACGTCGTGGTGTCGATCAGGCAGATCGGGGTGGCCGGCGTCTGCAGGTGGCGGACGTCGTCGACCGGCTCCGGGTGGGCGTAGAGCATGGTGAACAGCGCGGCCTGCAGGTGGAGCAGGTCGACGCCTTCCGTAGCCCTGGGGTAGCCGTGCTCGGCCAGCAGGTCGCGGAACGCGAGGAGCAGGCGCATGCCGAAGCGCGGGTCGCCGGGGTCGCCGGGAGGGTCCGGAATCGGGTAGACGCGGGCCGGCGTGACGGCCGGGGCGGCGGTTTCGGGCATGGTCGTAGATCCCTTCACGGGTGCGGGGTGGTGGAAGGCCGGCGGGGCATACGGGCAGTTCCGGGGGAGAGCCCGGGTCCGCGTACGCCCCGCCGGCAGCTAACGGGCGGGCAGGAGCGCGGCGAGGTCATCGGGGTGGATCTGCGCGCGGCCGTTGGGCAGCGGGACCGCCGCCAGCTGACCCTTCTGCACCCAGCGCCGGACCTGCCTCGCGCTCACGTTCAGCCCTTTCTCCCGGAGCCGCTGCGCGGCCTGCGGGATACTCAAATAGGTCTGATGTGACGTCATGGGTCACACGCTACGGTCGGTTCCGAGTGACGTCAAGCGTCTCTCTGGACTCTTTGGCACATCTAGATTGGCCGAAGCGGCTAATGTGTGCGCTATGACCAACACAGGGGTGCAGACGCGGGAGCCCGGCTGGGTACCGGACGTCAGCTCATTGGGGGCGAGGCTCGCACTCGTCCGACAGGCCATGGGATGGAACATCGCCGAGGCAGCCACGACGTGCGGCCTGCCGGTCGCTTCCTGGCGCAACTGGGAGAACCGAGGCAAGGAACCGCGCGGCCTGCTCAACGTCGCCATGAAGATCGCCGGCGTGACCGGAGTCGACTACAGGTGGCTAGCGCTCGGGCCCGAAGTTCAGCAGGGACAGCCCACTCCCGCAGTGGGAATGAAACCTACTCGTGAGTATCACTCACACTATCTCCCGCGTGAGCGCGTCGTCGCCGTTGGCAGCGGCGAAATCGGCGGCAACAATTCGAACACACGTTCGAATTTGCGCACACGGCCGATTGACGGCGTC